AAAAGAAAAATGGTTAGTTTAAAACGAACATTTCATGCATTGAAGGAATGGGATAAGAGATGGGCATTTAAGTTCCAAGGTAAGTTTGGACTATCTAACTATCAAATGTTTTGTGCTTGCTTTGCAAAAGGATTTATTATTGGTGCTATTCTATTATGAGTTATACAGAAGATAAAAGAAGATTGAAAGATCTGTTAAGAAATCATTCTTATCGTAAAGGTGAGTTTAAACTTTCTTCAGGTCGTACAAGTGAACACTATCTTAATTGTAAACCTGTTATTCTAAGAGGTGATGGATTAAATTTAGTTTCTAAGATGTTATTGGATGAAGTATCTCTTGCTTCTAATTGCGTAGCAGGACTTACTTTGGGTGCAGATCCATTAGTTAGTGGTGTTGTTATGGCATCTAATAGATTTTGGGATGATTCTGCATATAAGTTTGGAGTTAGTGGTGGTATAATAGTTCGTAAGAAACCTAAAGGTCATGGAACTGGGGCATGGTTAGAAGGACCACTTCCACCTCACGGAAGTATAGTAACAATATTGGAAGATGTTATTACTACTGCAAAGTCTTCTTTATTTGCTGCTGAGAAGATTCGTGATGCTGGATATTATGTTAATGAAATAATTTGTATAGTTGATAGGCAAGAAGAAGGTGAGGCAGACAAAGCATGTGAAGATGCTAGGATTAAATTGAAGAGTTTATTTAAATTGGATGATATTGTTCCTATGTTTGAGAGGTCTTACAGGGGTCAATCAGTAGAACATATGAGTCTTAACATGTCTAAATAGACATGTAGCAAAGGTATGATTATTCGTGGCAACTAAGAAGATATCACAGTTAGAAACAATATCAGACTCCAATCTATCGGGTGAAGCAATTTTACCTGTTGTTGTATCTGACCCATTGATTCCTAACAGGAAAGCAAAAGTAAATCAACTATTTAAAGGTGTAGCACAAGGAACCAAAGCGGAACCTGGTCTTACCTTTGACCTTGATAGAGATACTGGATTGTATCAAAATGCATATGATCAGATAGGTGTGGCATTTGGAGATGGTGGTTTATATTGTACACGACTTGATAATGGTAACAGCAGTACATCATTATATGTAAATGCTGTTGATGATGTTGCTAACAATACTGATATAGTTTTTGCTCCAAAGGGTACTGGTGCTGTTAAAGTAACAGGTCAGTTCTTAATTGAGGATGGTTCTTTTGTATTGGAAGATACTCAAGGTCCGAGAGCAAGATTTGAGGTTGGTAATGTAGGAACTGGTAATAGTATTAGGATATTTACATTTCCAACTGTTACTCAAGGTAGTGGTACTACTATAGTTGGTGATGATACTACTCAAACATTAACAAATAAGACTGTTCTTATTGATGAGGATAACTTTGTTCTTGTTGATGGCACAGAGGAAGCAATCTTCCAAATTAATTGGCCAACAACTTCAGGTACTAGGAGATCTTATTTCTTACCTGATGCTGGTGCTGTAACAACAGCAACAGAACCTACTGCTACTGCATCTACTTTACTTGATACTAAAACTGAGCAAACAGTCTTAAGTAAGACTTTGGTTAATCCAAGATTTGTTTCCAATGCAGATGTTGGTACGAGTTATGCTCAATTTTCTACTGGTGGTTTATCAGGTAATAGAACAATCACTATTCCTGACTTAAGTTTAACTTTAGTTGGAACAGATGCTACTCAGGTTTTAACTAACAAAAGTATTGGTGGATTGATACTTCAAGACACTACAGATGTAACTAAGAAACTTAATTTTAGTCTTGCTAATCAAAACGCATTAACTAATACGAATTATCAGTTTCCCCCTACATCTTTACTAAATAATGCAGGTAACGTTACTTCTACTGTAGTTGTTGAGTTAGCAACTCAAGAACTTAAGAATAAGACGATTTACTCTCCAGCAATTAGGAGTGTAAATAATAATAACGGATCTGCTATTATTGAAGTAGATAACTTAACATCAAATAGAATCATTAGATTCCCTGATGCTGATGCAACGCTTCTTTCTACGGAAAACGTTACTGTTGATGATGTTAACTTCGGTGCTGGTATTGGTGCTGCTAACTTAACTTCACGCACACGATTACAACAATTCTTCTACGCAGGCTTTTAATTAAAAATGGCAGACCAAGGACTCTTAGCACAATCAAAACCAGGAGCAAATACCAACGTGCTTCTGTACGAAGCTGAAATAGATAAATCAGCAAGTGCTGTATTGACTATCGCAAACGATGGAACAGGTTCAGCATATAAAGTTGGTATAAAGGATTTCGACCAACATTTAGTTGTTGATGGATCTGGGGCCTATAAGTTACACGAAGGCGATGTTATCACTGCATATAAAGTAACAGTTAATAACGCCATGTCTGATGCTACTGGTTTAGTAGCAGGAAATGAAATAGCAAGTGATGACCAAGAAAAGTTCTTTACTTTTGAGTCATTTGTAGTACCTGATTATACAGAAATATTTGTTAAAGATATTTTACTTAGAAACGTTACTACTGAATCAGTAACTGGTACGTTTACTGTTGGTGAAACAATAACCAAAGGTACTGGTAGTGATACAACAACAGCAATTGTTTACAATGTAAATGGTACTATACTTGCTCTCGGACCTTCAACTATTAATGGATCTGGTTCAGAATTCGCTGATGGTGATTCTATAACTGCTTCTGGTGGTGCTACAGCAACTGTATCTACTGGTGGTATTGCAACAGGTGTTCAAACTTGGGTTTTCTCTGTTACAACTGCTGGCGGTACTTACAATTCTTACGAAACGGATAATTTACAAATATTTGGGGATAGAGTTTATAGATTCAATGTTGGTGATTCTTCGATGAGTGGTAGAGATTTTAAAATTTCTGATGGAATTAATGGTGAGTGGGGATTAGACGGTATTGCTGGTAATGCTGATGATGGTACAGAATATACCACTGGTAAGACTACGAGTGGTGCTGAAGGTGATGGTGCTAATGGTTATATTCAATATGACTTTAGTGCAAACTCAACATTAGCAGGATTACTTTACTTCTATGATGGAGGTACTGGTACTGCTGGTAATAGTGTTTATGGTGGTAGTAATCGTAATATGACAATATCAAGTACTTACACATATCTTGATATGTATGTTTATAATGTAAAAGGAACATGGACTAATGGTGCTGATACATTTACCGCAGCAGGTACAACATTTACTGTAACTGCACAAGATGTTCAACCATACGGATATGTTCGTAGTTATAGTGGAACTGACCTTAAAATAATTAAGGGTGTAGGTTCTACTGATTTTGCTGGTTCTGATGTAATCAGAGATTGTCCTAAACTAATTTCAGGAACTAGATCTGATGTTACTGTACAATCAGTAACAACTGCAACTACTGCTCTTGAAGATGCTAATTACATTGTTAATGGTGTTACCAATGGTAACAATGAAGTTGATAGAATAACTTCTATCGTTATTGGACCTGGAGAAAGATTGGTTGTTAACAGCACTACTGCAAACAATTCATTCAGTCTCATTGGATTTGAAGATGCTTCAACAGCACTTTCTACTAGAGTATTTGGTCTATAATAAATAACCATATAGGAATAGCGTATAAGTAATGTCACTAACTAGGTTAAAGAATATTATTACGTCCCGTACGGGACGTATTATCTACGTCAACCCTGACGATTTCGATGCGTCAGACGCTATTGATAATAGGGGTAACTCTGCATTGCGTCCTTTTAAGTCATTGCAACGTGCATTTCTTGAGGTAGCAAGGTTCTCATATAGAGTTGGTTTAAGTAATGACGAATTCGATGCATTTTCAATTTACTTATATCCTGCTACTTACGAGATTGATAACAGACCTGGTGATGTATTATATACGAACGTTGCTCCTATTGATGAAAATTCTAACCTAGACTTAACATCCCCTAATAATGTACTATACAAATACAACTCCGTTGAAGGTGGTGTCATTGTACCTAGAGGTTGTTCTGTTGTTGGTACTGACCTTAGAAGAACTAAAATAATTCCAAAATATGTACCTTATCCTACAACATACGCTGCTAAAGGTATAAACACAGAAGAGCAAGTACCTGCAAGAACCGCAATCTTCAAAGTAACTGGTGGTACTTATTTCTGGCAATTTTCATTCTTTGATGGTGCAGAAGAAGGTGTATATTTCAAACCTGATAGTGTAGAGACATTACCACCTAAGTATTCACATCATAGACTTACATGTTTTGAGTTTGCTGATGGTTTAAATCCATTATCAACTCTTATTTCACAAGGAACTGTTCCTAATGCAGATTACTCTGCTGTTCCTAATATACTTTCAAGAACAGACTTAGACATATATTATCAGAAGATATCTAAAGCGTTTGCTACAATTCCTGATACTTCTGGAGATCCAGCAACTGACCAGATTCAGGCAAGGGTTGAGGAAAACAGAATTGTTGGTCCTATTTCTGATGAATATAGAGTCCTACAGATTACAAGAAACGG